GGTCTCGTTTTCTACACACAGTAGATAGACTTCTTGGAACAGGGGTTTAACGAACTGACTTGCGAAGCATCTTGCTATTATCTTCTGGCGCTGCTGGGACATGGTGGCCAGCTGCTCAACCATCGCGGCTGAGTTCTGGTGACTTAGAGCATCTTTATTTATGCCCTGGCTCATTCTAGAGACGCCAGTGGTGTCTTCTTTATCCTCGTCAAGCATCTGGATAGTCTGGAAGACAAACGGGTTCAACGGTGCCTGGAGCATCGGAGTGACAGCATCCGGGCGAGTCGTATTAACAATACCGCCTACTCGAGACTCTATCAGCTCCTTCGGATTAGTTAGCGAGCCTTTGAGGACCATGTACCGAGGATTGTTTGCAATCATTGCGTGGTCTAGGATAGACCTGGTCAACACGGTACGAGCATTTTGAGTAGCGATAACTTTGGCGCCGTAGTTAGTACCAAAGAATGCGTGGGGTATGGGTAACGGGCAGAATGCTACGAATGGTCGCCGAGAGGCTTTTGACTTCTCTAGCAGCTGGTTACCGGCTTTCACAACCCGATACAGTTCAGCTTCGCCAGTGCCATCGACGTCTAGCATTATGTATGCTTCGTAGACCATGACTGTGCGTACCTGGTCCTGATAACCTTCGTTACTAAAGCCTCGACCGTTACCAGTATTCTCGAAGCGACTTAGAACCTCTGGATCTGTCTCCAGGTCAACATCGTTGTGTTCACCAATTTTCTCTATCTTGTCTTCGTCGTAGCCTAACTGACGTAACTCGCTTAAAGTTTTCTTGGTTCGGTGAGCGCAAAATCCAACGTCTTTGAGACTCTTGGCTTGGGATTCAATGAGAAACTCTTCCGGGGCAATGTTCTCAATCAGGACCTGGCTCGTATCCACTTCGATGCTAATGGTGCCTGTGTGCAGTCCCAGGTCATCTTCGTCATCTTCGACTAGGTCTACGCCGTCTTGTGCCAGGAGGAAATCGAGCTCATCTTCTGTTAGTCCCTCGAACTCTTCGTAGTCGAAATCCATGGACTCGGCCCAGAAGACTTTCACTACTCCTACTCGAGCTACAAGACCGTCAAATATGGCACTTGAGAAAATCTCGTAAAGATTATTTTGTCGGTGCATGACGTAGTCTGTGTATTCTGTACAGACCTGAGCCATCTCGACGTCTTCGCCATTTTGAGCTGCGAACTTGACGTTCTGATTGCCGCTACTAAAAGTTTCTAGGAGTGCAGCCCGGAGGGACTCAACTGCATCATAAACATCCAGCGAAACGTACTTAGAATTACCGTCATGCTGCGGACGCGGCAGAGTGCCATTATAGTAGTCGATGACTTTACTACGCTCGGAACTTAACTCGGAATCTGAATAGCCGACACTGCGACCAATGCAATCGTCCAGCAGCGTTACGATATTCTCGTCCGCAAGTTTCTTGTAGTCTTTTTTAGCCATTTTTATACCATCTCAATATAATAATTGTCAGTGGATTCGATTGGTTCCCAGGCTCCCTGGTGAACATGGTTTGCTAGTGCCAGGGACATTACGCAGTCATCGAAGCAGCCCGACTCAGCTTGCATAGCGCCACTTTCGGTGACGATATAACTCATCATCTCTCGGACGGTGACCTTGTCATTTAGCTCAAGATTCCCATCTCTCATTTCCGCTCGGAGTTGATCTATGATTAGCGGTTTTGTTTTCGAGGTGGTGGTAAAGCCTAGCTTTATCGTCTCACGGTCAGTCAGCTTGTCGATCTGGACTTCGGTGTAGAAGTTGGGGTAGGCCATGTCTTTGCCTAAGCGTGTACACGTTAGAATTCCGTGTGAGTTATTCTCTACACAGACCAAAGCATCGTTGTAGTAAGTGCCTAGCGCAAAAAGTATCTCAGCGAAATAGTCGGGATGAACGTGAGCCCGAAAAGTAGCTACCTGACGTTTCTTAGAGTCGAGTACCTGGGCAACGCTGTAGTCACCACCATTGACTAGGCCCATGGCAGGGTCGGCGCCAATACAGTAGCTTTCGCCAGGCACATGCTTGCGCCAGGTAAACAGTTCGCCACGGGCATTGTCTCGCCATTCGCCATCTTCCCACGCTAGTCTTTGCTCAAGTTCCCTGGTGGATGCCAGACATGTAACGAGCTGCTCTGGATTGAACACTGGGCGGCCTGTGTTTCTGAAGGCCAGCTCAGGTGACGATGGGTATTCTTGGTTAAATAGGTCGAGACCGTTTTGGGCGATCTTCTTCCTGCGAAACTGAAGCTGCTGTTCGTCCAGGTCGTACTTGGCCGATAGATCAATTTCGTCTGGAGTTTTTACAAAATCCGCAGTTGTAGGTTCGCGATAATCAGGATCCACAAACCATGGGATAAACACAGGAACGTAGCCATTAGTGCCGTCAACAGCTCCTGACCAGAGGTCGTGGAAAATACCCGTGATACCGTTTGCCGTGCTTTCGATAAAAATAGCTGTGCCAGGTGTATTAGGGACTGCCTGGGTAAGTCCATTCCAGTTGTCGAGGGCTGTGCTTTTTTGCCAGAAAGCCAGCTCGGAGGCGTGGACATGCGTAAGTGTTTCGCCGCGACCGATAGATTCTCCACCAGCCGTTGCAACGACAAAACTACTGTCAAGAACATCAAAATTCATTTCCCTTCTAGATGAGTATTTAGTGTGTGGTTTAAGGATGTCAGGGCAATGCTCATGAAATCTTTTAGTCATATCGAATAGAGCGCGAGTCGAGTCCGCGTGGTGCGTTATCACCATTGCCTTGCTTGCGGGTCGTTGACTCACAGAGAAGTATAAATAGCCACCAGTGTAGGTGCTTAATCCCTGCTGCCTCGCTTTCAAGATTATGACCCGGACCTTCCCCTCAGTTTTTATCTGTGCCGACACCGCTTTGTCTAAAATGATTTGGGCGGCGTTTAACTTAAGTGGCTTGATGTCACCAGCCTTGGTGCGGATCTTCAGTGAAGCTTTTGAATAAAAACTAAATTCAGTCAGAAGTCGTTTCCGTACTGCTCTCAATTGCTTGCTCGGATTCATCGGTATCCCCATCCTCGATAAGTAAAGAAGCTAGAAAGTCTTCAGCTTTGTGTATAGAGACATCTGACTTTGCTGCTGGCTTTGACTTGGTGAAGTCCAGGACAAGCCTAGCGGCTGCCAGGCGTTCTCTGGTCTCGCCAACTAGGCGCATAACCGTGACCGCAGTTTCCAAGGCTTCCTTCTGGTATTCGTCTTCGATGTTGTATTTGTCAGACATAATTTGGGTTATCCTTTTTGCATCTATTTTGGCCTGAGCCTGGATAGGCGCGATTGATTCTTTGGTATATCCGTCAGAGACACCAATGGGGCGCCCACCGTTTTTCCTGGGTTTATTTGACCACTGCCTTCTTAACTCTCGGCCCTCGGGTGTCTCCATTAGAGTCGAGAAATAATGCCTCTTGGGTGCCCGCTGAGGACACACTTTTGGCTTTGGTGGTGCTTTTTTTCTTTGCTTGCGTGGGGGCGTTTCCATGGAGTTCTCTCTCAATAATTTCAGAAATAGCGGCACGACTTCCTTTTGATGTGTGGCAGAACAATTCCAAGGGGATGTCTTGGACTAACTCAGTAAGCAGAGTTTGCCGCTGATCTGCGTTTAGAAGTTGCGTGGTTTTTATTTTTTCAACTTGAGTGAGGATTTCTAGAATATCTTTTACAGTTGCTTTCATCGAATAACTCTCCTTAATCGACTATGCGGTGAGTGCGCCAGGTTGCGGGGTAAGAGCCCCAGGGTTATTTTTCTCTTCTTCGTCATCTTCCATCTGTGCAACGCCAGCCATGATAATGGCCAGGACAGTCACAATAGGATTCGCGTGAAAAGAGACTGGGATTTTGGAACTGTTGAAATGTTCCCGGATGAACTTTGCAGTCTCCGGGGCTACCTTTTTCATGAGTGTCGGATTCATCACATAAAGGATGACCGGGTCTACAGAAAACTCAGCGTTGTTTCGCTTGTACTTAATGTAGTCTGGACTTGCCTTGTAATGAGCCTCATATATCCTACGGTGTACCTTTAGACGCTTGGCGGTACTTTCACCGATTCGACCATCGGCTTTCATCTCATCGATAAACTGCTTTTCCCATTTGATGGGAGAGTCTCTCAAAAACGAAGTGCCTAACTCAGGAGCATTCTCAAAGAAGACTTCAGTTTGATCCTGGATAGCTTCGATTTCAGCACGGATCTTCTTGGCTTTTTCCAAAGTTTTCTTGTTGAAGTCATTGGGCGCCGCGAGAGCATTTGCCAGTTGTTGGGTGATTTCTGCTCGAAGGCTATTGTTGTTCGCTACCGTACTTCCGCCACTTTCTGGATGCAGATTACTCATCCTGTTAAACCCAACTTTGCCTGGAAAGTTATTAGGATTCCTACTTTCAAGAGCATGGCCGATGTTTTCATGGACCATTGTGATCAAGAATTCCAAATTGGTAATAGGTTCCCCGTTCACATCCTTAACACCAGCAGCAAGAACCTTTGCTTCTCCGGTAGAGTTACCCAAGTCTATAAAATTACCAATGCTTGTGTCTTTGGAGTTTTTACCAGAGGCGGCCTGATAATCTGAACGATTGTCGAAAACCATAGGCATTACGTTGAGTATTTCTGCGATCTGCATAATGTCGGCTTGGGTGCTGACACCTTTCTCAAACTTAGAACCAGGTAAACCTATGGCTACGTCGAGAATCTCTTGGGCTTTGTCCATGTGGACTTTGACCTGGCCTGTAGTAGGCTTGGCCATATTGGGGATGACATCGGGCTTCCCGAATGGGAGTTCCAGTTGTGCGGAGTCTACCTGGTTGAGGATTCCACCTGCTACTTCTTGGGTAGGGCGTAGAATTCCTCTGGAAGAGACGCTTTGGCTTCCGAGTTGATCCCCTCGGGATACGCTATCTGTAGATAGTTTTCCTGCGTCAGCTCG